TCCGCAATAGGGGCAGTGTCCTTTTTTAAATAACTGTTCTTGTCGTTTTCTCTTACGATACTTCCGCATCCAAACTCTTTTATAAACATCGCACTTCTTGTCACTTAATATCATGGCTATTTAAAGTTCCACAGATTCACCTCTAATTACTGGATTATCAACTATGCGACCTTTAGGCAAAGATGTCAACCAATCTCCTCCAACTATTTTAGCCAATTCACCGGAATACTTTTGAAGACCAACCATGGCATAAAGTAGGGAATGACAATAATGGTCGGCCCCATTTCTCTTCCAAACATAATCCGTTCCGTATAATTCCCGATTATCTTTTTCTGGTGTATCTTTTACTGTCATTTTTTCCCGATAGATGTTTCCAAAATGAGAAGCAAAATCTTTCCACTCGTCTGCTGTGCCGTTTAATCTTATCCGACCAATATCTCTTAATTGCTCAACCATTAAAGTCATCATTCGGTTTCTATCAACCTGAACTTTGCCGAACTCTTCGTTCTCGCCCCATTGAACCAAATCCAAACTCTTTCGGTCTTTGCGATAGAAACACAAGAACACTCTGCCTGGATACTCCGCTTGAAGCTTCCTAACCCCTATCAAATCCCCCCCCTGGTCAAACACTGCGATAGAGTTCTTGAACCTATTCAAATGTCCTCTGATAGCGTCGTAAGGGTCTTTGGTAGCCGTGATATTGGTTTCGTGGTCGTAATAGAATACTCCGTGCTTATTCATTAAAACATAATGGATTCCGTGTCCAGTATCAGCTCCAATAATAACTCTGTCTTTTTGCTCGTTAACAATATCAACGCAGTTCTTTAACACTACGCTAGGCTCTATTCGGTCATCACTTCCGATAAAAGGCAAACCTAAAACATAATTATAAAAATACTGCTTATCTTTGAGCGGGTCGTTAAATGATTTAATAATATCCTTAGCCGACTTGTTATAAAGCATTAACTGACTAACATGATAACCGGAAAACTCTCCCTCGGTTGTCGGCTTCCAATAACCATTTATTCTGTCTTCGGTTTTTAATTCTCTATGACAAGATGAACAAACATAAATCTGCCTATCCAAATCAACATTATCCGGCCAGGTCATAAATTGTTCTTTCTTACAATTCGGACAAGTTATAAACCATTCTTTCTTGTCGCTTTTCTGCCAATAAATATCCACTCCGTGTCCTGATAAGCTTGGGTGCGAGAAATACCACCTCCAGCCTCCGTCTTCTTGAGCTTGTAATCTGTTTTCATATTGAACAATAATATCGGGATTAGAAGCGTCAACTTCGTCATGAATGTTTAATCCCGACGGCACCATCATAGCCTGCTTACTCGTGAATGTTCCACGATAGAATATCATCGCATCACCGACAGTCTTTTGCTCTACTGTGTCGTGGTCTTTCACCCATTCCATTAAAACAGGATTTTGAGCGATGATTCTGTTGATTGAACCGCCTACCATATCCTGAACATCAGATTGAGCAGGCAATGTATAAATTATCTGCCGCTTCATTTTCTTGGCGACATACATTGACTTAATCGTATTCATCACAGTCGCTCCTATCTGCGGAGGTTTTAAAAGAACTTGTAAAGGCGATAAATCGTTATAAATATCAAAAAGAAAGTTCCGATTTTTAAACTCTATTGGAAATCCTATCTCGTTCTTTATCTTATGCTTTATCACCCATAGAGCCGGACTCCCTTCCATCGCTTGGGATACCTGTTCCTCTGTGTAATTCATTTAATTTATTTTGTATTCTAATTTCTTTGCGTCTTTTGGCAATTTGTTTAAAATTTTTTTTATAATAAATTTTAAAATAAATTCTGGCTTTTTCTTTTTTTCTCTTTTTCTGTTGTTTTGTAAGTAGTTTATTATAAGTTCTAATCCATCTAAGTCTCCTTTGGTATTCTTCTGGACGATTTTTCTTAACATCTTCTCTATATTTTTTTGATTTTTGTTTTTCAAGTAAAGGATATTTTCTTCTATAATTTTTAATCCATAATTTATGGTATTCCCGTCTTTTATTTATATCTTTAAACATTTATTTGATATTATTTTCCATCGCCAAACTTACTTGTTCATTCGTGAATTGCATTTATGAGTTTCATTACATTTCTCACACCAATATATTCTTGCTTTAAAAACATCAGTGTAATAATAAGTTTTTGCTTTTATTGATTCTTTACAAAACATACATACAACATCGTTATTATTCCCCTGACAAATATATAATATATTAATTGGTTTTTCCTGTGTTGTTTCCATATAATTCATTAAGTTTTTTTGTTAATTCTTTAATTTCAGAAGAATTGTTAATCGACTCACCCTTAGTGGTTATATCTACTTTATCAGGAGCTTTCCCGATAAACTGGTCGAGTTTATATTCAGCACGAGCGTCTTTAATAATCTCTTTAAACTCTTGCGATATTTCTGCATCAAAAATAGCCCTACGTTTTTCTTTTTCAATAGTTGCTTTGCGTTTACCGTGCTTACCAATACGAGGACTTAGAATAGCCTTTTCTCTTGATTTTACTAATTGTTCAGCAGTAGCCATAAAACTTTATTAAACTTTTTATCAATAGTTTGTCAAATCTATTTATTAGTAACTATTACCCTCGGTGGTCTTTTGCTTATATCAGGATACATCGCTTCGTAAATCTCTATTCTTCTCTGCAAACTTAATCCTCTTGTGTCGTAATCCCCAAATAAAAGTGTATGAAATATATCCGCTTCGTCTAATTTCACATTATCCCAATTCATTGATTCTATACCTTTCTTAATAGCGTTTCTCAACCACGGAATAAATATCCAAGCTATACTTAGAACCTTACCGACAGCTTTAAACTTTACAGGAACTGACGCATCTCTATTAGGAACTCTATCTCTGTTTAACTGAACTAATCTTTCCACTTCTTGCGGGAAATACTTTAGTAATCTTTCCTTAGTGGTTTCGTTTAAAGCGTCTTGTCCGGGATAGCGATAAGCATTATCAAATTCAAACATACAACCTATTATTTCCGCTGTGTATTTTGCCGTTTCTATCTCCACTCCTATTGCTGTTAAAAATACTTCAAAGAACTTCTGAATCTCTTTTACCACACTACAATATAAATCATCTAAATAATACGGACGCATTGTCGTTTCCGATTCTTCGTTGAAATACTGGCACACTTTATTAAAGAACCTACCTCTTTGCTTTCTACCCATCAATAATACCCCTATTAAAGGCAGAATTGCCTCCTTAGAAGCCATTAGCTTGATAGAATTGATGAATCTTCGCTTTACCGGACCAATGGCGAAAATTGCCTCAACTGGAGCGATTGTCTTGCTCGGTAAATCTATTCCGTAATAATACACGAAATTGCCCACTCCTTTAATTGATTCAAATTTACGAGGAACATAGGTGACAACTCCACTACTCCAATTATTGTTAGCCGGATTACTGGGAATTAACTTATGCTTAAATATACTTTCATCTAAACGAGGTATTTCTAAATTAAATGGTGTTTTTTCCATCAGAAATCAATAATAGAGCTAAAACTGTTTCCGGGCTGATTCCTCTAACTTCTATAACTTTCCCGAATTTCTGTCCATATGCCTTATAGTTTCCATCTTTCTGTTTAATTATAGAAATAGCGTCGGGGTTAATATGGGGATTAAAAGAATTATCTATTTTTTCTTGTGCCATATTTTATTGATTAGTAGTAATAACAGCTTTCGCTTCACAAACAACTCCATTATCAAAAACTATCTTGTAATTATCTACAGAGGGCTGGCGAAGATACTTACCATTTGATTCTACTATGTTTGGCGGCTCGGAATAAGTAATCGTTCCTTGATTTTGTCCATTTTGATAATACAATTTTCCTTTTACTAAATCCATATTTTGAGAAGTCCATACCAAATCAACATAATAATTATCAACAATAAAATTCTTAGTAGCCGTAAATGTGCAACTAGGAGTATTATCTACAACCGGCTGAACATCAACAGATTTCTTGCCTATACTTGCTTTGATTGCCGATAAAGAAGAATTATCTGAATTCTGCTGAGCTATGGGTTGCGTAGCTGTATTATCTATAATTCCAATACTACCAATGTTTGTCAGTCCGTTCCCTCCTCCATTAGAATCAGAATTGTTGGAAACATCCGAACTATTATCCAAAGTTTGACTATCTGTTTGATTGTCCATATTTGTTGAATTTAAAGAATTAATATAATTTTGTGTTATCTGAACTGATTGCACCGCAAAATCAATAGCCTGCTGTTTTTGCAGTGATGTTATTGTCGTATTTGTTGTTGCCATTGTAAGCAACGAAATCGCCAACTGAAGCAAAACCATAATTTGTGACATAGATAAATGATACCAAATTAACTTAAAAAGTCAAGCCTAACCGACCTTTATTGTATTTATTGAAATAGCTTTCTGAATAATTTTTTGGCATTTCGGACAGATACTTTTCTGGCTTTTAGCAACCTGACCGATAGGCAAAACAACATCTCTTTTCTTAATCTGCCATCGCCAATCTAATCTTTTACAATACTCACATTTTTTGAATAGCCACATAAATTTATTTCTTGTTCAATTCCCACCAAAGATTAGCGACTGCTTCTTTAGGGGTTGTTCCTTTTATTGTAATATTGATACCTCTTACAATCTGCGGATATTTTCCGCCCATTCCTATTGCTTCCCAATAAGCAGTTTTATTATAATCATCAAACCTTCTATTCAAACTTATAAATCTATCTCCACACGCTTCAATAAGTTTGGAAAGCGTGGGAGCTAAAAATTCAAATTCCGCATCAACCAACTTTGCATTTTTACCTGCATTATCATACGCAGGAATAGTCTTTATTGGAAACCCAGCATCTTTAAGTTTTTTTGCTATTTCATAGGTCATAATTATTGATTTGGATTATAAGGACTAAATACTTCTTCTTTCGGCAATAAAATCACGTTTCCTATCGTTAAAATCATAGCCGCTACTCCAATGGCATTCTTAATGGCATTTAATACGACCGAGGCAGGGTCAACGACACCAGCCTTCATTAAATCCTCAACTTTTCCAGTTTTAGAATTATAACCAAATATATCTCCCACTTCTCCTATTTCTTCTATATTTTTACCACTATTTTTTACTATCAATTTTATAGGAGTTTGTAATGCCTGTTGAAGAATTTTACCACCTATATTGTTTCTACTAAGATAGGTTCCGGCGTTCAACAAAGCAACTCCGCCCCCTATAACAACTCCATTATCCAAAGCACAAGAAGCGGCATTAATGCTATCTTCTACTTTTAATCGGCGATAAGCTAAAGCACTTTCCGATTGAGCGCCGACAAAATAACGAGCAGTTTTGAGATTAAGCCTTGCCGCTCTTAATTTACTGGCATCACTTCCTTCCGCCTGAAGATTAGCGATATGAAGCATCATATCCTTAATTCCGTCTATGAAAGTATCTTCTTTGTTTACTGTTAAATGCTCTACTGTGCCCAAATCTTCTTCTTTCGATTCTCGCAAACTCAAACCTGAAGCCAAACTAACTATTTTGGCTCCTGTTGCCAAGCTCAAATCTTCCCACCACTCATCTTGCCAAAGAACAGGCATTTTAATAACCATAGTCTTAAAACCTCTTTCAATCCGAGTTTTTATAAGATTAGCGATTATCGGTGCTTCTATCTCATCGCAAAATATAATCAATTCTTTTATGTCTTTCTGAAACAAACTACTCATCAAACCATTCAAATCTTCATTAGAAGTTATTTTCTGCCGACACAAAAGAATTTTCACATTATTCCACTTGATACCATTCAAAAATCTTCCGTCTGGGGCCACATCGCACATATACGGGCTGACATAAGTAGCTCCATGGATAGTTAAACCAGTTCCGATTGTGTAGCTGTCCTCTGTGGTTTTAGATATATCCCAGTCAATAATTCCTTCTTTGCCTATTTTTTGATAAATCTCTTGTATTCTATTACCAATTTCTTCGTCTTCGGCCGAGATTGAAGCCACTTGTGCCACTTCGTCAACCGAAATTTGTTTTGTTTGCTCCTTGATTGATTTTTCAATCAATGGAATACAATCTTCCAATGATTTTTTAATATCCATTGGGCTTGTTTCGCCGATATGATTCATTCCCTCTTCTAAAATAGCCGAGGTCAACACGCAGGTAGTAGACGAGCCATCTCCACTGGCTTTATTGGCCCTTGAAACTGCTTCAAGTAAGATAGTCCTACCCATTTCCTCTAATGGGTCTGAAAATTTAATACTTCCTAATATTGTCGCTCCGTCATTGGTAGAAAAATGGCCAGGACGCTCAATACAAGAAATTAAAGAATTACTTCCACTTGTTCCCAATGTTGCCCCCACTGCTTCAGATGCCTTTTTTACACCATTCATAAGCTTATCTCGTGCCTCTTTGCCTACAAATAAATTATCCTGTTTTATCATTTTTTATTTATTTTTTTCTAAATAATCAATCATCGACTTTGAAAACCTTTATTTCCTTTCGGCATAATTATAAATTTGGATATTCCTTAGTAAATAAACTGTCTGACCTTCTCAAAATATCTCTGATGTGCCAACTGACATAAATGTAATCAGGAATTGAAAACGGGAAATTTATCTGTAGTCCACACCTTTCACATCTTTCCAAAGAACCATTCTTGATTATTGCTATCTGTTTGAATTTATGGAGTATTCCCGGACGGCACACCGAATTTTGGTATTTAGTTTCCATTTTTTTCGATAGCGCGAATATCAGAAAATCTTACCAACCAAAAAAATTCATTTCCTTTTCCAGTGGGATATTTAGCACTAAGCCAAG